TTAGCCACGCGGTTTTTTAGGCTGCAGGCCGCGAGTGAGTCGGGTCATGGCGTCCCTCGCAAGTCGCTGCTGTTCGGCCTCACGGCTGTACAGCTCGGCGTGCTCGATATTATCGTGACCGAGCGTCTCCATCAGCTGGCGGGTGGTCGAGCCGGTTTCGGCCAGCATCTTGCCAAGAGACTTGCGCAGGCCGTGCATCGTGCAGCCTTTCGGCATCTCGGCGCTCTTGGTCCAGTCGGCCATGCGACCTGTCAGCGACTTCTCGGAGAAGGGCTCGCCATAGGCGGTCATCAACACGAATTCGCCCTTGCGCTCCAGCGGCTGGACGATGTCGCGCAGCATCGGCGTCAGCGGCAGGACGAGCGTCTTGCCACCCTTCTTCTGCTCGATCGTCACCGTTCCCTTGCGGAAATCGAACCAGCTCCATTTGACGCGCGCCACATCGGAGCGGCGGTTGCCGAGCCACAGCGCGAGGCCATAGGCGGTGCGCGGCGTGGTGCCGGGTGGCCAGCGCGCCTCGAACTTCGCGCGTTCATCGTCTGTCCATGCGCGCCAGCCCTTGTATTCCGGCCGGTAGCTCAGCTTCCAGGTCGGGTCGGTTTCAATCCACTCCTCGTCGAGCGCGGCGTAGATCATCTTCCGGATGGCGACCAGCAGGTGCTTTGCCTTGTGAGGGGTGGCGGCGAAGCGAGCCAGGATGTCCTTGATGTGGCGGCGCTTGAGATCGCGCACCAGCATGTCGCCCCAGACGGCCGGATGATCGGCGACCAGGCGAAGCTTCAGGAACTCTTCGGCAAGGCGGGTGTTCTTTGCCTTCGTCGCTTCGTCGTGGCGCAGCCATTCCGGCGATGCGAGTACCTTCTTCCATGCGGCCTTGAACGACCCCGGCAGGGCGGAAGACGGGTGTGCTAGCACCTTGGCTGGGACATGCTTCCGACCTTCAACGGCCGCCGTGTAGGCGGCTTGGAACTCCGGTTCACCCGGCGTGCCGGGGAGGGACACCGTCTTGCCAGCGCGACGATAGCGCCAGCGACGACGACCGTGCCGGTCCAGGAATGACGAGAGGTAGGGGCGGGGCTCTTCCGGATCAAGCATGCGGGGACGATAGGCGTCTAGCGTCGGCCTGACAATATGTCGTCGATGCGGTTCGAGCTTTCATCCGGCAGCTCGCTGAACGCGACATCGAGTGCGATCCTGTCCCATATCACGCAGCCTCCGACCTTCTTCGGTTTCGGCATCTGCCGATCGGCGACCATCTGGTCGAACTTCGACGCGCCGACGCCGATGTAGCGCGCCGCCTCTTCCCGGCGCAGTCCGCGCGGGGCATAGGCAATGGTATCTGCGTGGCGGCTCATCGTGCCCGCCTCCATTGATCGAATTCCGCCCGCAGCGACAGCCAGCGCTTGCGGGCGTTTTCGTCTGTGTTGAGTTCCGTCATCGACTGGATGGCGAGGATGGAGCGGACTCGGGTCTTGATCCGCTCCAGATCCGAAGTGTCCAGGTTGTGTCGCTCCTCGAGGAACCGGCGAAAGGCGTGATCTTTGGCGCACTTCATTGCGCATTCGGCGCTGAAGTCCTTCGGCTTTGGCGACAGCCGGTCGATTTCGGCCAGCGCCTTGCGGTGGCGCTCGGCGAGGCGGTCGTACATGTCGAGCAGCCAGAAATGATCGTCCGGCAGGTGCAGGACGAACTCGCGATCGTCGACCGGTGCCTCGTCGGTGACGCGCAGGACGACAGCCTCGGCCTCGCCTTCGCCCGTCATCAGACAGAGTTGGCCGTCGGCCATCACGCTCCAGTCACGCGAGGCGCGAGCGGCGCGCGTGCGGATCGCCTCCATGCGCTTCTGAGCTGGGCTGACGTCTTGCTGGTTCATCGAGCGGCCGCCTCGTCGATGCTCTGCAGCTGCACGGTGAAAGTGTAGGCGGCGACCCATGGGTTTGCCTGCCAGGAGCCGTCGCCGTTGATGGTTTCCCAGAGCGCGGCGTAGGCGTCGACGGCGGATTCGGTGGACGCGCAATCCCAGTCGGCATCCTCAAGGCCGTAGAACCGGCCGACCTTCACAATGCCCTCGGCGCGTGCATCGGCTTCGCTGATGTCCTGAAGCCGCTCGACGCGAACGTCGGTGACGATGAGGGTGAGACGGGAGGCCCATCGGGGCATGAACATGCCGGGACGTAGTTTTCCCTTTAGCCCGATATCGGCGTAGCTGCGCGCGGTGGCCGCATGTTCGATATCGGCATCGGTCGGTATGTCTCTCGGTCGCGTGCTATTGAGTGACCGGGCTGCATGCCATGCCTCGCGGACCCAGAGCCGGTCGCCAACAGCGATACGCAGCTGACTGGGTATCTGACCTTCCGAAATACCGTCGGGCTGCGGCTTGATGATCCGCCGGGTCTGCGTCTTGGTACCGGCGAGAATTGCGCGGATCATGGGAGCCGAGAACAGGATCGGGCGATCGGTCACAGCAGCGATCCTCTCGTCTGATCGGGCTTGCAGTCGGCGCAGAAGTGCAGCCATTTGCCGGCGCGCCTGCTGATCATCCAGCCGGCGGCCTTGGCATCGGCGATCATCACGTCGAAGTCGTCGGTTCCATAGGTGTTCGGATAGGAGGCGGGGCAGCCGTCGCAGCAGACCTGGCGCTCGCGGTCGAGGGCTTCAATCGTCACGGCGTGGGCCCCCTCGGGAAGCGGCTACGCCTACCGCCGGGACGATGATGGCATAGATCGTCCAGACGGCCGCGGCGGTGAGCAGTCCGTGTTCCTGATAAAGCTGATATGCCAGCCCGTAGCCAAAGAGGTCGTAGGGCGACAGAAACGGCTTGCGGAGAAAGCGGTCGAAATCGCTCATGGCGCCATCTCCAGCAGGCCGTCCTGTCCGGCTTCGACGAGGTTGACCAGGTTGTCAGCCAGAGCCTCGGCGACGAACAGGGCTTCGTGCCGGCATGCGGCGGCGTTGTTGATGGTGGCGGCGATCACGCTGACCATGGCGGGGAAGGCGTCGGCATGCTCGCAGCCCTGCAGGACGGCGCAGATCGCGGCCGAAATCTCTTGCTGGTGCGGGGTGAGGATGCGGTGCTTTTCCGTCATCGGCGCGCCTCGGGGAAGCCGTTGTGCTCGATGCCGTCGAACAGCGATATCGACTGCTGCTCGAGGCGCTCCGCGCAATTGGGGTTGATCCACAGGACTTCGATCCGCGGACGGGCTCCGTCGGCGAGCGCCTGACGCTCGACCCGCATCCAGTCCGAAAGGGCGTCGTCGTACAGCGCAGCAGGATAGCCGGACAGAACGACCATGCCATTGAGAACACGAAGCGCATCGAGCAGCTCCTCGTGATCGGAGACGGTCAGTTCGTCGCGATACTGGTGCTTCGCGTCGTAAACATTCTTCCGCCCGCGCGTCTCGGGTAGGTACGGTGGGTCCACGTAATGCAGGGTGTCAGCGCCATCGTGCGTCTGCATGACCTGCAGCGCCGGCCGGCGCTCTATAACGACGCCACGCATCCGCTCGACAATGGACGCGAGGCGAAAGGGATATCGAGCCCAGTCGTGCGCCGGCGTGGAGCCTGATCGATTGGAATTCGCTCGAAATCCTGTGGTCCGGTGACCTTGGCCCATATCGGCATGAGCATGGGAGCCAAATCCCATGAAGCTGCGAATGATGAGCCGGCGCGCCATCTCAAGCGGTTCGTCCGTTATCTCCCATCCCAGCTCATATTCCGATCGCGCGAACGGTGTGACCTCCAGCGCGGCCACCAGGCGCTCCGCTGCGGCTCCATCCTGCAGAACGCGAAAGAGGTTTACGGCCTGCTCGTCAAGGTCGTTGTAAACCTCGGCATAGGCGCGCTGCTTGCGGAGCAATACGGATGCTCCGCCGCCAAATGGTTCGACGTAGACCCTGTGCTGCGGGAAGTGGCTGATGATCCAGGGGGCAAGCCATTTGCCGCCGTGCCACCGCAACGGAGGAAGTACCGGCGTCATCGGCGCACCTCCGGGAAGCCGTTGTGCTCGATGCCGTCCAGCAGTCGGCCGGCTTCCTTCTTGGTGGCCGGGATCATGTAGCGGCCGTTGCAGTCGGACGTCTGCTTGTGCGAGCCCCACTGCTTGAATAGAAATGGCACGCCGGCGGCGGCGCACTGGTCGCGCAGACTCTCGGCCCATTCCGGCTGCATCGGTCGGGCGGCGTGGCCGCTTTCGCCACCGACGACGACCCAGTCGAGGTGCCGGATCTTCTCCAGCCCCGGAGCAAAATGTCCGCGCGCCAATAGGCCTGCCGCGATGTCCAGAGGATTGAGTGACAGCGCCCATGCAACATCAAGCGATCCGAGCAATGGTTCTGCGCTGATCCAGCGGATCGCGGCAGGCGTGTCGAGCAGGACCGGGATGCGCCCATTGGCGCGCTTCTGATCCTCGACGGAAACTCCGAGCCAGACGTTGGGCAGGGGCATGTGTGGCCAGCGGCCGGGCTCCGGCACGGAGAATGCGAATTGGATGAGCGCGGCGACGAGCTGATGACCGAGCTGGCTGCGCGTCAAATATTCACGCATCCGCTCCGGCCGCTTGGTCAGGACCTGGAAGGTGTGCTGCGGCGCCTGGGACATCACGGCGAAGACCTGGTCAATCCATGCGTCGGGCACGCCTTCGGCGAAGAGGTCGCCATGGGCGCAGACGAAGATCATGCGCGGGCGGCGCCAGCGCAGCGGCTGGTCCAGCCATTCGTGGTTGAAGCGCACCTCGCCGGTCCAGACGGGGCCGGCCTTGCTGTCGCGGGTCAGGCCGGCGCGGCTCGGAATGTGCTTGAGCCGCGTGCCGGCGAGCTTCATGGCGTAGCAGTTGGTGCAGCCGGGGGAGACGACGGAACAGCCGGTGATCGGGTTCCAGGTGGCGTCGGTCCATTCGATTTCGGTGTTGTCAGCCATGTCAGTGCGCCCCATCGCAAGGGGTGAGCTGACCATTGTGGCAGACACGCTGGTGCACAGCTACCTGGAGATGTCCGGCGTCCTCGAGAACGCCGACGCCATCATCGAGGCGCTGACCGTTGTCCGCGACAAGGATAATGCGAACCGCGTCAACATCCATCTGCCGCTCGACTTCGTCAACGCGATGGACATCTTCGCCGGCCTCGCGGTCGCCAACAGCCAGATCAGCAGCGTCGCTGCCTGACCGGAAGCAAAAGAGAGGACCTGAGAAATGGGCAAGAAAGATTTCGGCGGGATCATCCGCATGAAGCTCTCCACCGGAGAGCAGATCTCGCTGCGCGGAACGCTCGCCATGAATACCTCCGGCGTATCGACGGAGGCGGTCACCAACCAGGACGGGAGCGTCGACCGCACCCTGACCCCCGTTCCGCGCCGGGCGGAATTCACCTTTGCCGATCGTGGTCTCAATCACGACCGGCTGATGAAGTCGGACCGGTTCAACGTGACCTTCATCGAGGACCAGACCGGCGTCACGCACTACTTCACCAAGGCCTTTCTCGTCGGCGATCCGGCCAAGAACCGGATCAACGGCGAAGTGACGGGCTTGTCGCTCGCCGCCGAAGGCTACCGGAAAACGGAGGGCTAACGCGTGGCGAACACGATCGTCCCCCTTTCGCGCAGCTATACCGGCCATGCCGGCAAGTTCTCCACGGTCGAGCTGCGGGAGCCGACCTATAAGGAAATCTACATCGACGGGCTCGGGGAGCCACAGCAGTGGCAGCCGGGCCCGAGCGGCCAGGCGGTGCTGATCACGCTGCCGGATGTCATCAATCAGTATGTCGATCAGCTGGCGGTCGCTCCGACCTCCGAGGATCTCGGTCAGTTGAATGCCAGGGACAGCCGGGCGCTTGCGCGAGCGGTGATCGGTTTTTTTCAGGATGGGCCGACGGCGACCTGAGCGCCGACGTGCTCGTGTTCCGGTTCGGCTGGGACGCATCGCGCGTCGAGGCGATGACCCTGCGCCAGATCCACTACTGGATTGATCGAGCCATCCAAATGAAGGAACGCGCGTCGTGACACGTGAAGTCGAGGCCCGCCTCAAAATCTCCGCCGTCGACCGGACCGGGCGCGTGCTGCAGCAGGTCGGAAGCCGGCTGCAGCAGGTCAACCGGCAGGCTGCCTCGCTCAATGCCCAGCAGGGTGTGCTCGGCCGCACGACCGCATCGACATTCGCGGTCATGGGGCGGTATCTGGCGCCGGCCGCCCTCGGGGCTTTTGCCGCGGGTGCGGTGAAGGATTTTGCTGCGATCGAGCGGCAGATGGCGCGGATCGGCATCACGGCAGACGCCAGTGCTGCGGAAACCGAGGCGGCGTTCCGGAGGATGCAGGACGTCTCGAAGGAGATGGCCCTGCCGGTGGACGCAGCCGTCAGTGCGCTCGACACGCTGGTCTCGTCCGGTCTCAGCCTGAAGGAGGCAATGGACTTCCTGCCTTCCGTTCTGGCGACCGCCCAGGCGTCCGGATCGGCCACGGAAGATATCGCCAATACGGCGATCAAGGCTTCGTCGGCCCTGAAGATCCAGGCGGGCGAAATGCAGCATGCATTCGACATCATGGTCATGGGGGGCAAGGCTGGTCAGTTCGAACTCAAGGATATGGCGGCTTTCATCCCGGAGCTTGCCAACTCCTTCGCCTCGCTGGGGTACACAGGTGAGGGCGGTTTGAAGCAGTTGATCGCCGTGCTGCAGACCCTGCGCGAAGACACCGGCTCCGCATCGGCGGCGGCAACGCAGGCGCAGAACATCTTCGGCAAGATGTTCTCCGAACAGACGGCGAAGAAGTTCGCCGATTTCGGGATCAACCTGCGCAAGGAAATGGAAGCGGCGAAGGCATCCGGAGAAGACGCCATCTCCGCCTTCGTGCGGCTTTCAAAGGAGGCGCTGAAAGGTGACCTCTCAAAGCTGCCCCTGCTGTTCACCGACCAGGAATTCCGTCTCGGCATGCAATCGCTCATTACAAGCCCGGAGGCGCTTGAGAAATTCGTCAGGGTTCTCAACACCGCTCAGGTGGATGGGACCGTGTTTCGCGACCTGCAGAAGGTGACCAGCGACACGCAGGCGAGCATCGACCGGATGGCTGCCAGTTGGGAGAAGATGAAAACATCCCTCGGCGGCAAGGTTGCCGGCGGCGTCGTACCGGTGCTCGATGCCATCAATGATGCCACCGACAAGTCGGCGGCCGTCGACCGCGCGCTGAAGAACCGTGGCATGGGTTATCTGGAAAGTCAGTGGCACCGGCTGACCCTGAGTCAGGAAGAGCACGATCGCCTCGCCATCGAGGGCGGGTTCAAGGATCCGGCCCTGCGTGCGCAGTACGAGCAGGGCCCGAAACTGCCCGATGGCTGGAAGGCGGACAAAGAATTTCCGGGCGGTGGAACGAGCAATGGCGCCATGCCGGAGGCGGGGCCGATACCGTCGCCGCGCCCCGCGCAGGACGTGGCCGACCTCGGTCCAACGCTGCCTGATGGCGGCACGCCGGCGAAGGGGGCTCCGGGCGGCGGAGCAGCCAAAGCCGCCATGTCGCAGGCGGGGTCGATGCCGGTGCCCCGACCCGCGCCTGATGTCTCCGGCCTTGGTGCGAAGCTGCCTGATGGCGGCGGCGAAACGAGCAAAGCCGCCATGTCGGAGACGGGACCGTTACCGGCGCGGCGCCTCACGCAGGATTTGTCCGACCTTGGTCCGAAGCAGCCTGAAGGCTGGAAGTCGGAGAAGGAATTTCCGGGCGGCGGAGCGAGCAAAGGCGCCATGCCGGAGGCGGGGCCGATACCAACGCCCCGTCCCGCGCATGGTTTGTCCGATCTCGGGCCGAAGCCGCCTGGTGGGCCGGAAAAGGAGCTTCCGTCGGAGGCGCCGAAGCGCCGCGCTGCGCCGGATTTGTCCGATCTCGGCAAGTCGACGGGCACCGTCGCCGTTCCCGTCAGCCGCCCGACCTATATCGAGGCGGACGCCGGACGCGACCAGATGACGGCTGTGATGCTCGCGCGTCGCGCCGAGATCGACTATCTCAACAAGTCCGGGCTGGACTGGAACCACCCCTCGGCGCCGGACGATTTCTCCGGGCCCGCGGTCGGGTATCAGCCTTGGGAACCGAAGAAGGTCTATAGCGACAGCGTCGTGGACAAGCAGTACCCACGGCTCGACAAGAGCCCCGTGGAGGCGATGCGCGACGGTGACCGCCGCTCCTATGTCGAGCGCCATGCCGGCATGGAGCCGTGGACGCCGACGCGTGCCTGGGAAGGGATCAAGGATTTCTTCAGTCCCGAGGAGGCGCAGCCGGTCGGCGAGGCGCTCGCACAGGCGGCCATCGCCCGAATGAGTTCCGATGCCGGGGCGGTTGGGACCGAGATGGCGGGCGTCGTGCGCGACATCCTCGCCAGCATCGCACCCCAGATCGGCGCGGCAATCGGTCAGGCCTTTGCCGCGTCGGCCAGCCAGGTGAAGGTGGGCGTGAACGTACCGGGCGCAGCGAGCGCCAATCCGGCCAAGTCCAATCCGGTCAAGGCCAATACGGGGCGCAGCATGCCCGAACTTTCCGGAGCCAATGGCGGGAGTGCATTCTGATGCGTGACTGGGCGCTGACACTGTTGCCGGCCTCGTTTCGCGGCGTCGCGTTCTACGTCGAAGGGGAAGACCTCTCCGGCGGGCGGCGGGCGGCCATCCACGAATTCGCGGGCGGCGAGATCTCGGTCATTGAGGATCAGGGACGGCGTACCCGCATGGTCGACGTCACCGCCTATGTGACGGGCGACGCAGCCGATGGACGGGCGCACGGCCTGACGGCGGCGCTCGATGCGCCCGGTGCAGGAATGATGATGTTGCCCATCGACGGCGCGATCTCCGTCCACGTGCTCGACTGGCGCCGGGCGCGTGAGCGTGACCGAAACGGTTATGTCGCCTTCGACATTCGTGCCGCCGTTCCGGGGTATGCCGGCGCGGTCGGACTCTTGCTGGGCGATGTACGGGCCGCGTTTTCGATTGGGATCGCCGCCGCGGCGGCGTCCTTTGGAGGATTGTTCTGATGGCGGCCGACCGGAGCACCGTTCTCGTCTGGCTCACCTCCGTGGCGGGCAGCATCGTGCGCGATGCCGAGGATGAGGCGCAGATCGCGCGTCGCGTGGATGCAGCGGCGGCCCTCGATGCCGCGGCCTTCGCGGCCGAGGTCATCGATCTCGTGCGGATTGTCGCGGAGAATGCCGATGACGAGCCGGCCTATGCCGCGCTGGCAGAGGTCGACCTCGATGCCGGCGCCAGTCGCGATGCGATTGTGCTGCTCTCCGCCGTTGCGCTGGCGCTTGCGGTCGGCCGGATCGGCTGGCCATCGCGACAGGCGGCCCGCAAGGCGCGATCCACGCTGCAGGCGAGAGCGGAAGAGGCCTATGCGGTTGCCTCTCCGCTTGGTCCGGATCTTTACGCGTGGCTGCGCTCGCTCGTGCAGGTGGCGGTGCGGCTCGTGTCTGAGATCGCTGCGAATGCGGCGCCGATGGCGCAGGTCTCGACGCCGCTCTCGATCCCTTCGACGGTCGCGGCCTATCATCTCTACGGCGACGCGAACCGCGCGCGGCAGGTCGTCGACATCGCGCGATCGGCGACGCCGATGCTGATGCCATCCCTGTTTGACGTCCTGGCGGAATAGATGCTGGAAACCGTTTCGATCCCCGGCCTGCCGGCGATCAAGAGCTTTTCCCTGTCGATGTCGATCGAGGAGGCTGTGCGCACGGCGACGGTCGACGTCGATCCAACGGGCCCCGCCGTCAGTGTGCGGACCGGCCAGGCGGTGACGGTATCGGCCGGTGGCGTGCTGCTGACGGGGTACGTGCGGGATGTGACCCCGGAACACGACCGGGAAATGCGGTCGCTTGTGGTGACGCTCGTGTCCCGGACCGTCGATGCCACCGAGTGCTCCGTCGATCATCCGACCGGCGAAGTTCTGAAGAAGAACCTTGCCGATATCGGCCGCGAATTCGACGGGCTCGGGATAGGCATCGAGGACGACGGTGGCCTCCCGGAAGAGCCGGTGCATCGCCTGCGTGTCGGGGAAACGCTCTTCGGGACGCTGGAGCGACGGGCGCGCGGGCGCGGGATCTTGCTGCACGATACCGCCGAGGGGAAGCTGAAGCTTGCCACGAAGCCGGCCGGGACCCATTCCGGCGGGCTGGTGTTCGGGCGGAACATCGAGCGCGCATCCGCCACCTTCACCGAGGAGGGCCGGCATTCGGACGTCAAGGTGCGCGGCCAACTGACCGAAGGCATGGAATCGCAGCAGCTGCGCGGACAGGCGACAGTACGTGACAGCGGCGTGGCCCGTTCTCGGCCGCTGATCCTGTCGCATGAGGGCGAGAGCACCGTCGACCGCATGAAGAAACGCGCCGAGTGGCGCGCCAAGCGTGCGGCAGGGAACGGCTCGACGGCGGAAATCACCGTCATGGGCTGGCGTGACAGCGGGGGCCGGGTCTGGACCCCGAACTATCTCGTCCATGTCGAAGACGACTGGATCGGCATCAACGGCATGATGCTGATCAAGAGCGTGACACTGGTGCAGAGCGGCGACAGCGAGGACGGCACGACGGCAACGCTCTCGCTTGCGGACCCGCGGGGTTACGGCGGCGAGAACCCGCGCGGCAAATCGGCTGCGGCCTACCAGGCGCCGGGGGACATCACAGCGGAGTGGGAAGAGGAATGACCGGCAGGCGCTTCGAGTTCGACGGCACGGTCGAGGAAAAGGGCGGGCAGCAATTCGTCAACGGCCGGGGCGCTTACGCTCAGGGGTTCACGCGCGTGCATCGGCCCGAACCGCACGGCTTTGCGTCGATGCCGATCAAGGGCGCGAAGGGATTGCTGTTCCAGCCCAACGCACAATCGGACGAGGCCTTCCTGCTGGGAGGGGAGCATGCCGATCATCGCCCGAAGGACCTGCCGTCCGGCGGGTCGGCGCTCTACGACGCGCAGGGCAATATCATCAAGGTCCTCATGGGGGACGGTATCGTCATCGACGTTGCCGGCGAGGCCTATGTCATCCGAAAGGGTGGCGTTTCCCTTACGATTTCCGCCTCCGGTTTTGACTTCCAGGGCGGCGCGGTCACGCACAACGGCAAAAACATCGGCCACGACCATGTGCACGGGGGCGTCCTGCCTGGCGGGGCTAACACGGCCGAGCCGGCCTGAAGGATGGATCTATCGTGCTGAAAATCATTCCGCTGCCGGACGCCGCGGAACCCTATCGCGCGCCTGATCTGGTGTGGGACGGGCTCGCCGGCGACCTTGCCATCAACAGGCTCGACCATGTCGAAGCGCCGGGCGACCTGCGCGCCGAACAGGGGCTCGCCACGCAGGTGCTGATCTGCCTGATGACCGACCGGCGCGTCGAGCCGCACGAGCTGCCGGACGGCGTCGCAAACCGGGGATGGATCGGCGACAGCTTCGACCTCGGCCCTGACGAGACGCCGCTCGGCTCCCGTCTCTGGCTGCTGCGGCGCTCGGCGCTCCTCGAGGGCATCGAGACGATCGCGGAAACTTACGCTTCCGAGGCCTTGCAGCCGCTGATCAACCAGGGCGCCGTCACACGTGCCGTCGCGAACGCGACCGTCAACCGCGTCGCCAACCGTCTCGACCTCTCCGTCTCGCTCTATGGCCGCGACGGCGCTCAGGTCTTTGCAACGAAATTCGAAATTCTCTGGAGGCAGATCGATGGCGTGGACCGTCCGCTCGCTGGCTGAAATCTCCGCACGTGTGCGGGGCGCCTATCGCGAGTACATGCCGGGCACTGATGCCTCGCTCGCGAACAATGTCCTGACCGTGACCGGCAAGGTGATCGCCGCCCTGTCGCACGAGTTCGAACTGCGCATGGCCTATCTCACGCGGCAGCTGTTCCTGTCGACGGCGACAGGCGCGTGGTTGGTGCGGCACTGCTCGGACGTCGGGATCTACCGCAAGCCTGCCGCGGCGGCGGCGGGCCGCATCGAGGGGACCGCGACCGCGAACGCCAGCGTTCCCGCCGGGGTGCGCTTTACATCCGGATCGGACATCTACGTCTCGGTGCAGTCTGCGGCGGCCTCGCCGGTCGGCCTGATTACAATCCCGGTCAAGGCGGAAAAGCTGGGTGCGACCTCCAATCGTGACGCAGGCGGGACCCTTTCGCTGGCCGACCCGATCCTCTGGTCCGACCTGGCGGCAACCTGGACTGTCGACGACGCCGGCCTGGGCGGGGGGGCGGACGTCGAGGAAGACGAAAGCCTGAGGCGGCGCGGCTTGCAGCGCAAGCGCAACCCGCCCGGGGCGGGCACGCTTGCCGACTACGAGCGCGCCGCACTTTCCGTGCCCGGCGTGGTCAAGGCCTGGGCATTCCGAGGCAGCAACAATCCGTCCTTCCTGTCGGTGCTTTTCCTCTTCGAGGGGCGTCCCGGTCTTATCCCGACCGACGGCGACATCGAGGGGGTGCAGGCGGAAATCGATCGGCGCCGGCTGATCCGCGTGGATGACGGGGTCGCTGCGGCGCCGATCGCGCGCACGATCGACGTCAGTATCGCCAACCTCGCCGGCGATACGACCGATGTCCGCGCGCGGATCTCTGCTGCGCTGACTTCCATGCTGTTCGAGCGGGGGCGTCCGGGGGTTGCAAGCGATCCGTTCTGGCTTTCGCGGTCATGGATTGCGGAGACCAAGGATCTCGCAGATGCGGGGTACAACGCCGGCGGCTCGCCCACGACAGAGGCGAACGAAGTGCTGGACAGCAGCTATGACGACATCCTCTTTGCAAGGGTCGTCACAAACGGCGCCAACGTCCCGACCGTCAAAAATCTTGCCAACAGGGCGCGGCTCGATCTCCGGGCAATGGTGAACGGATCGGACATCCAGCTCGCAAGCGACAACGGCGCCAACGTGCTCATGCAGCATGTCTACGACTGGGCGCGCCGACCGAGGGTCGTCGACCTGGTGAAGGCCCGGCTTTCCTACAATCACACCATTGCCGGCGCCGACCATGACTTCAACATCTTCGCGCCCGGGCCGAGCCGTGCGGACGCGGTTGCCATGACGGGGGCCGCTCCGGCGATCCCGGTCGACCGCTACGGCCTCAACGCGGTGGTCATGTACGACATGATGCAATCCATCACCATGCACTTTTCAGCAGGAGCTTGACCGATGGCCGAAGGCGTAACGATCGAAGACCTCGACACGACCCCTTTTCCTTCGAAGTTCCACTCTGTTCCCGCGATGATGGACGGTGCGGTCGCGCGGCTCACTGTCGACCAGATCAACAAGCTGACGGAGTCGACGGATGTCTCTCACGACGGCGGCACGGTTGCCGACGCACTGGACGGCAAGTTCGACAAGTCGGGCGGGACGGTAGAGGGGAGCGTCAACGTTGCTGGAGCCCTTCAGAAGAGCGGCGTCAACGCAGCGCTCGCCCCCGTGCCTGCGTCTTTCTCTGCCGCGTTCTCGGTGACGGCAGCCCACAACGGCGCCCTTGTGAGCGGTGACGCTACAAGCGGCGCGCTGGCCTGCTCACTGCTGAGTGCGGTGACGGCCGGGGCCGGCTACTCGGTGACGATCAAGAAGTCAGGCACCGGTTACAATGCCGTCACGATCACGCCGGCGGCAGGCACGATCGACGGAGCGGCGACGTTCGTCCTCCGGCTCCCCGGTCAGTCGGTGAAGCTGGTATCCGATGGCACGAACTGGCTCATCGCGGATCGGGTCGGCGAAGAGGTGTACGGTAGCAATGCCAACGGATCATTTATCAGGCGCGCGAATGGTGTGCAGGAATGCTGGAATTCTGCCGCCGGAACGCTGGACACTCAGACTGCCACTGGCAATATTTTCCGCTCTGGCTCGAACATCATATGGATATTCCCAATGGCATTCAACGTCGCGCCAACGGTAAATCCTGCCTGCGAGGCCGGGACATCTCGTTGGGCGGCAAACGATAGCCCGACCACGACCCAAGCAATACTGCGGCAGTTCGCATCCGCCACATCGGCAACAGTGGTAAATACTACGGCTCGCGCTATCGGGACGTGGTTTTAAGCTATGGGCGGGTTCTGCATCATCTCGGTGGGCCTATCGGACAATCGAAAGGTCATGGCCGCCAATGCCTTGACCGGTTTGTTGACCGTATCGCTGCCCAGTGCTCCCGTGGGCTTCCGCGTGGCTGTTCAAAAAACCGACAATTCTCCCAACCTGGTGAACGTTGTCGACGATCACTCCTGCCCAGTGGCGTGTCTTTCGCGATGGGGTGATATTGCGGCGCTCGAGTTCGACGGGACTTCTTGGTTTCGGATGCCCGGTGGCGCGATTTTTGATAGTGGACGCAATGCCAACGGCGAATTCGTGAAGTTCGCAAATGGCCGGATGGAGTGCCTTCATAGCGACGGCCCGCTGATGGACACCGCCACAATGGCGTTCAATATCGCCCGGTCGTCAGCTCCGTCCGTGTGGACATTCCCTTCCCCCTTTGCTCCCGGAACGCTGCCTGCCGTCAGGGGCATGGCCGTGAACCACACTGGGAGATGGATCAACGCTTACGCTCGCAGCAACTCCGGCGCCATCTTTGCGCAGATGGGATCGACCGTGAGCGCCACACTCGGGGAAGAGCGTCTTGATGCGTCGGGCTGGTGGCTCGACCCCGTCCTGTCGCCCGGGACGCTCACACTGCTCTGCATGGGCCAGAGTAACGCGTGGTTCCAGGGGACCGGAGGGCCGTGGAACATCTCGCCTAATGTTTCCGTCTGGAATTGCTCCAACAATATTCTGGATCTGACCGCTCTTGGAAACCGATGGGGCCGATGCCGTCAGGGCGATGACCCTTTCCGGCTGCCTGATGCGGGGTTGCATCGGAACAACTTCTTCGCCCACGCGGCCCACCACCTGCACATGCGAACGGGCAAGAATGTCCGCATCATCCTCGTGGCGGCAAACGGCATGCCCATAGAACGGTGGGTCAACGGGAATGCCCGCGCTGACCTGTACACCCGCATGCAGGCGGTCCTTAGCGCGGCAGGGGTGCATTTCGTGGACGCTATGCTATGGATGCAGGGCGAGGCGGATGACACTTCCGCAGGCACTTACCCGGACCAGTTCGATGAAATGCTCGGCTTTCTTGACGCCGACAAAATTCTGTCCTCGTTGGCGCCTGTCGTCGTTGGGTCCGTCGCACCGGCGCGGGCGAACATCAAAGCAGTGTTGGAATCGCTCCCACTTACAAGGCCCCGCGTCAAATGCGCGGACGTTGGTAGCCTCACGACTATCGATGGCGTCCATTTCGCGGGCTCCGCAGCGCCGGCTGGCGGAGCGCTGTTTGAGGCAAATCTCGCGACCTTGATGGATCTGATCTAGTCGTCTCTGGTTATCACCAAGCCTGTGATCGATGGGGCGGTGTTGGAAAACTGATGGGGGCTGCTGCGTTCCCACCAGGCCGGAAGCGCTTGGGTCGAGTTGAGGCCGGAAACTATGATCCAATGGCGGCGAGCCCAGTAGTCGCCACTTGCATCGCGATGGAGCGATTCACGAAGCTCGTCTCGATCGCTAAGGTATGTCCTCTTCGCTACCTGTTGCGCGCCCTTCGGCTCGGGGGCACCCCACTCAAGATCGATGGCCGATCCCGGTTGCTTTTCGAATAGGCAGTCCCGGAGATCATTGGAGCTGACTTGATCACTTTCGATGACTGATAGCCGACCTGCGCCGATACTGGTCAGGGCTTCGTAGGACCGGGACCACTTGGGGTTTCTGCCATTCGTATAGATCTCGGGAGTTCGAACAGGTCGATACCCTTCAGAGATCCCCAAGTCCGTGAACAGATAGCTCGCGTTGAAGATGGAAATCAGGCCACCATCAATGAGTGATGAATGTAGCGGGCCGACGAGCGCCTCAAATTGATCGAACGGAAACTCTGCCTGGATGGAGAGCGCCACTGGGTGCTTGCAAAGCACAGAGTGAGCGAAGATCAAATCAAATGGGCCGTTTTCCGCGATCGTTTCGGGCGTGCTGTCGAAATAGATCCCGGCGCGACGAGCGACCACATTCTTTGAGTACGGGATCGGGTCGACGTCGCATCCAAATATGGTGGCTGAAGGGAAGTACGCCCGCAGGGTCGCCACCTCCGAGCCATCGCTACAGCCGAATGACAGTATCTTGAGGGCGCCGCCATTCATGGATGGCCCATACTTGTTTACGGCCCACGCCTGGCTGCTGCGAAAGATGGTCGGATACCGATTGTAGGACGTCGACATCTTGTGCTGGGCGCGGTGGGCGCCCGCGCCATCGCGGCAGTCGTGTTTTCGCTTTGCTGCGGCAATGAGTTCGTCGGTCATCTCGGCCCCTTTTACCCACTGACCATTTGTCACAACGCGCCCGAAATTTAAAGCCAAACCATCTTCAAAAGGACATCACTATGAACACGACCGTGCAGGATCTGCAGCGGCGCTTGACCGCGCTTGGCTATAACCCTGGTCCGGCCGATGGCATCGCCGGGGCAAAGACCAAGGCCGCCGTCAGGATCTTCCAGATTGCGGAAGGCTTGGCGGTCGATGGCATCGCTGGTCCCAAGACATGGGAGCGCCTGCGAGCCAAGGCCGCGCCGGCCGTGATCCCCGCCGGAGTGATGGCAACCAGCCCGGCCGGCCGCAAGGCTATCACCGCTCACGAGGACAATGTCCTGACGGCATATCCGGACCCGGCGACGGGCGGGGAGCCTTGGACGATCGGCGTCGGCCATACGAGTGCCGCTGGCCCCCCGAAGGTCGTCAAGGGCATGAGGATCACCGCGGCGGAAAGCGATGAAATCCTGTCGCGCGACCTCAAGACATTCGAGGCCGGCGTTCGCTCCGCCGTAAAGGTGCCGCTGAACCAGAACGAGTTCGACGCGCTCGTCTCGCTGGCCCTCAACATCGGCGTCGGCGCGTTCTCGAAATCCACGCTCGTCAAGAAGCTGAATGCCGGTGATCGGCCGGGCGCGGCCGATCAGTTCGGCGTGTGGGTTAAGGCGGCCGGCAAGACAATGCCGGGCCTCGTCAAGCGCCGTGCATCCGAACGTACTCTTTTCCTCAAGCCCTGAAAGGACTGACCATGCAGAAGATCTCGAAAGCCATCGCAGCAGCAGCCGGCGGTGCAGCAACCGGAACCATCGGCCTGCCGTTCATGCCGGAAGGCACGCCCTGGTACGGCTATCTCGCGCTCTACGCCATCACGACGCTGCTGCCGGCCGTGCTGACCTACATCGCGCCTGCGAACAAGTCCTGATCGGGCGGTTCGACTATCGCGAGCAGCTTCTCGCGATCACGGATACCCTGCTGGTAGAGGCTGAGCAGTTGCTTGGCCAGAGCGAATGCTGGCTCGCTCTCAGCCACGATTTGCCGTTGCCGGCACACTTCGTCGAACACGTCCCCCAGCATCGAGAGACCTGCAGGATCGATGAAGCCTTCATTCGGAAGGTGACGATGGATCATGACGTTTCTCCCTCTTCGGGGCGTCAGCCCGTGGCGCCCCGAAAAACGATACTAAGATGGAAATTCGTGTCGCGGGCGTCAATATCCCGTGACAACCAGGAGCAGACATGTCGCCAAATGAGGATGCCTATGTACACCGTCAGCTTGGCGAACTCGCGGAGGGTATGCGCGGGTTGCAGCAATCCATGCAGCGGATGGAGAAAAGTGGCCGGCGATCGGAGGACAAGTCCGACGCGAGCCGGGCGGTAGTCCACAAGCGAATGGACGAACTGGTCTCGCGCGTCGGCACTCTCGAGGCGGTTTCGTCGGAGATAAAAGAAGACGTCTCCGAGATGAAGCCGGTCACCGACGATGTGAAGCGCTGGAAGCTGATGGGGATCGGCGCACTCGGCGTGATCGGCATCGGCGGGATGGTGCTCGGCGTCACCTTCGCCGATGCGGTCAGGCGAATTGGCATGGTGATCATCGGCAAAGGATGAAACGGCTCGGCCGCGCCAATGGGGGACCGCGGCGGCGGCTTGCGGTTGACCTCATATTGGCGAGACGATAGATCTCGCCAAAATCCACCGCTCGGCGTTTTCTTTCGGGGTGGTCCGGGTCACAGTGTATCGGAAGTAGTCGTAGTGGCGGTCATGAGGGACTCCAAGAATGTCGAGCCGGTCGGAGCGCCGGACACCCAGCCGAAAGCATCGCCGTACATGCGTCTTCCCGACCGCCAGTTCTGGTCGAAGGCGGTGCAGCCGGCCGATTTCAAGTCGGTGGAGAACATCTATACGAAGAAGTTCTCGATCGAAGGCTTGGACACTGCCACCGCCGGAAGCTGTTTCGCCCAGCATGTGGCGAAGAACCTGAAGCTGAACGGCTATACGGTTCTCGACCTCGAGCCGGGCCTGCCCTCCGTCGCCGGCATGGTGGCAAAGCGGTTCGGCTATGACACCTATTCCGCGCGCTACGGCAATATCTATACCACAAGGCGCCTTCGCCAGCTTGCGGAGGAGGCGGCGGGCCTGATGAAGCCGGATGCCGACGATCTCGTCTGGAGCCGGGCGAACCGCTACTGGGACGCTCTGCGACCCAGCGTCGAGCCGAAGGGGCTCGCTTCACCTCAAGAGGTGCTCCTGCAGCGCGCGGACCACGTTTCGCGTGTCCGGCGGCTCCTGGAAAGGGCCAAGCTCTTCGTCTTCACGTTCGGGCTTACGGAAGCCTGGATGAGCAGGCGCTCCGGTCTCGTCTATGCGCAGGCGCCCGGCACGCCGATCGAAGGGCGCTTGGTCGGTTCCTATGACGAGAGCGCGCATGCCTTCGTGAACTTCCGCGTCCAGGACGTCTACGACGATTTTGTCGCGTTTCGGAAGATTGCGCACAGCTTCAACCCGGAGATGAAGTTCCTGGTGACCGTCTCTCCGGTGCCGCTTGCCGTGTCCGCGGTCGATACGCATGTGCTCGCGGCCACTGTTCGATCCAAGGCTGTCCTTCGTGCCGCCGCTGCGCAGCTCTACGAGGATTTTGCCGACGTCGACTATTTCCCCTCCTTCGAACTGCTGAGCACGCCATTTCTCGGAGCGGCGCGTTTCGAGGAGGACAAGCGCGAGGTTCAGCCGAGGGCCGTCGCCATGGTCATGCGGCACTTCTTTAGCGAGCATCCGCCGCTGGACGGCAAGCGTCTGCGCACCGCGTCGCAAGAGGATGTTGTTTGCGAGGAAGCACTCCTGAAGGCGTTTTCGAAATAATGTCTCTCAATATCTGTATTCTCGGCAATTCCCACATGGCGGCCTTCAAATTGGCCTGGGAGGCGATCAAGCAGGACTATCCCGACGTCAGGATCACCTTTTTCGGCGGGATCAAGGGCGTCGTCAGCCGCCTGCACGTCGAGGACGGTGCGATCGTGCCCGACAATGACCGCGTCCGCGAGTCGCTTCTTTGGACCTCCGGCGGCCTCGATCGGATTACCGGCGACTATGACGCCTTCCTGCTGATCGGCATGGGGCTGAGCTACGAACGTCTCGTGCACATGTTCAAGAACCACCGGCTGCCGGACATGATCGAGACCCTGAAGCATAGCGTTCAGCCCATATCCGAGTCGTACCTGCGGGCCGCGACCGAGTACTTCTATTCCGCTTCGGGCGCCGTCCAGAATGTCGAGCATGTGCACGCGATCACGTCCGCGCCTGTCTTCTACATTCCTTGCCCCCTCGTCAGCGAACGCGCCCTCGACGACGCGTCCTACGCCTATTGGCGGTTCGTCAAGGGTCGCGACTATATGATGAATGTCTACAACTCGATGCTCGACAGGTTGCGGGAGCACTGCACCGTCGCTCCCCAGCCCGAGGAGACGGTCGTCGACGGCATATTCACGAAGGGCAAGTATTGCGTGGGCGCCGTCAGGCTCGAAAAGGGGCTGGACCGGGCGCACGACGTTCGCGACTACGTCCATATGAATGCTGAGTTCGGCGAGATCTCCTTGCGAGACGCGCTCGCGATCATACGCAAGGCTCTGCCGGACCGCTAGAGCGCCTGCCACACATGCCCTACCATGCTCGCCAGCGCCAGTAGAATGCATGCAACCAGCATCGCGTAGAGCCACCACGGATCGCGCATCGCACCCTCCGCCTCGGCCCAAAAAGAACCGGCGGATTTGCCGCCGGCAGTTAAGTTCAGGCACGCATCAGAACGAGGATATTTCACCAAACTGAAAAAGGCTCGTCAACCCTGCGAATCGGCACGCAAGCTGGCCCAGCGGGACCGCTAGATGCATGCCCCGGCCACACTCTCCACCGCAAACGAATCGACTTTCTCCCGAAAGCATGCTCTTCAACCCTGAATAGGGGAGAAGAAAATGTCGCGGAAAGCAGTGAGCCAGTTCATCATAGTCCCGCCTACGAGACGGGTGGAAGAATTTATCGGCGCCCAGGACCGCTTCTCAGTATACCTTTCGGACCACTTCCCCGGCTATGAATTCCGTATCGCGGGAAACTCCCCGTTCAGGAGCGACGACTTTCAGGTGGTTCCGATCATGGGAGGCGAGAGCAAACAGTCGAATCCGGATGGCGGGTTCGAGATGCGGATCCCGCCCGAGCGCGTTGTCCTCGAAGAAATAGTACAGGTCTGCCGCAGCTTCGACGTTTCGAAGAGCCGATTATCGTAGTTCGTAGAGCCACATAGATCGCGCCTCAAATCAGACCCGCCCTTCGCTTCCGCATGAATTCCTCGTGAGCGAGAATATCCGCGACGTCATGTTGGGTCATGCCGAAGTGCCTTCCCGCCATCGCGTCGTTATTCGCCGCCACAATGTGCCATCATGAGGGGACTTGATCCATGTGGGACGGCGCGCGGCTCGCCCTGTCGCTCACTGTAGATGTTCCATTTTCGTTCTCGCTGTGGCATGACTTCATGGAGGCATGCGGCCCGACGAAAACAAGAGGAACCAGCCAATGGCTCGACGATCTTCCCGACACCTGGAAATGTACGGCAGTGAGCGCGAAAAGTTCATGCGCGCAGCGACCGTGCTGCATGGCGCGCTTCAGGACATATGCAGGGAACTGACAACATCCGGAGACGACTACAAGGCGTTGAGCGCTCTCAGCCAGTCTGTGTGCGAAGCGATTACGCAGGTCACGGGCGATGCCCCGCCATGGGCGCAATCTTCCGCTGCGAGCAGCAACGGACCGCGCTCGGCGTAGTTTCGGCCCCAGCGGGCGGAACTAAAGCGGTTCTGCCCGCCCCTCCGCGATCAGTCAAAACTTGGTCAGGTTTATCCAGCTTCTACGCAGCCAGCTCACCGATCTCGCCGAACTGCACTAGCAGTCTGGGACTGCTCATGTCGCCGCTTTCCATATCGACCTGAACTGCGTACGCGGCGACACCGATGTGACGCGGCGCCATTGCTGCGGCCACCTTCTCGGCGCCGGCGGCCGTTGACGCGGCGCGCATCTCGCCGGGCGCTAGGCCTCCGCGAACGCGCCTGAACGGAAGGACGATATATTTCTCAGCCATTGCCAT